ATAGCCATACCAGTACGTTCTTCCCACATGACAGCGTAAGCTGCAAGCTGCATAAAATAATTACTAATATTAGCTTTTTTCTTAGGACGGCGTGAAGTCTTCCAATCAACGATTGTAGGTACTCCATCCCATTCAACAACAGCATCACATGTGCCGGCTAATTTTAAATGGTCAGAATATAGTGGTACTTCTTGAGCATAGACTTTAGTTACATGTTTATCTAAGAGAGGACGTAGATTTTCTAGAGATTGTACTACGTGAGGTAAGAAATCTGCACGACATTCAGTATCATTTTGTAAATACTTTTCAATCAATGAATGAACTTCAGTACCACGCTTTGCAGCACGGCTACCGATACGATTAGCTTCTTCTTCACCAACACGTTTACGCCATTTAGCAATGGACTCTTCACTTAAGATAGAGAGTATAGTAGTAACACTAGGATAAGCATTACCGTCGAGGGTAAGGTAACGCCTGCCGTCAGGACTATCTGTCCGATCAAGTGTTTCGTATCCCATATCAATTTTTTCATGGATAAAGTCCATTGTTGTATTCCTTCTTTAATTATATAATATATTATTATACCATACTTTTCACAAAAAGTAAACAATTAAGTTCCTTTTTTATTTGGTGGTCCATTTTCATCAAGTTCTGTTTTAATATTAAAATTAATCCCTTGACCTACACCAACAACACACGCTTCTTCGAAACTAGTAAATTCTACAAAATACCAGTATTCAGTGTCTTGATTATAAAATAAGATGTATGGCACAGCTGAAATTAGATTGCCTTCACCGTTTTTAATGTTACCATTTAATTGCATCAATGGTACCATATCTTGATCTTCTATATTATCCATCACTTCAGGCGGTGATGCGCACTGTATTGGCTTTTGTTTCCACTCTGGACCAGCAATAGCAATCATTGCCCATAATACTATTGATAAGCCGAACATCCAACCGGTCAATTGTAAATCAAATTTTCTCATTTTAACCCCATCATTTCTTTTGTCATTATGTAATCACGAACAATTCCAGAACGAACAATATCGCCCCATCCAAACTGAACCATTGAGAAACTGCTCATTCTTTCTATAATGTTTAAGAATTTCATAAGACCATCTTTCTCTCCATCTGATTTAAAATCAGACTGAAGGTAATCTCCAGCAAATATAATTCTGCAATTTTCTCCGACTCGAGTCATAATAGAATCAAGTTCATGAAAGTTTAAGTTTTGCATTTCGTCAACAACAATGATAGCACGATCAAATGTTTTACCTCGTATGTATGATGTTGTTTCGAACTGTATCTGATGGCTATTTATCATTTTATTATAGGCTGCATTTCCGTCGAATAACTCATCACAAATCATTCTGTAAGGTGTTTCAAATACAGCTGTTTTTTCTTCTAATTTGCCAGGCAGATAACCTATCTCTCTAACAGATACAATAGATCTTACAATAATAATTTTATCGTACTCTCGTTNATTTAGCATTTCGTCAAGCGCGAGATATAACGCGACAAAAGTCTTACCTGTTCCGGCAGACCCTGCTAAAATTAAATTTTCTCCTTCATCCCACAGTTTAAAAACTTTACCTTGATTTTCTGTTTGTGGTTCAATTTGATAAAGATCGTTTGAAGATATTTTTACTTTACTCATGAGTTGTCAATGGTATTCCCTGGATATTTCTTTTTAATTGATTTTAAATGACTACGAAAATCTCCATCAGTTCTACTCATAACACTGCCATGAATAGTAATAAACTTATTTGGTTTAAACACACGCTGAAGATTTGTATCTTCAAGAATATTCTGTAGTTCGTCATATTTAACGTCTACATCGTATTCTTCATTTGTTTCTTTATTTAGAATTGTGTAGACTGGCATTTATTTCTTCCTCTAACTCTTCGACTCGGCTTTGCAATGTACTTATAGTTGTATGAATATGCCCTGTGTCATGAGGTTGTATACGACTTTTTAATACCTCAATTTCATGCGTTAATATTTTATATTTTTGAAAAGGTGTTATTGTATTAGACATTATGAAACCACTCTGGTTGTTCACGTTTTGTCCAGTTCATTTTAAAACGTGATTGTTTAGTTTGATAGAAAAGACGGTATGATTGAACTGGATCGCCTTGAATCATGCATTCAGGATTTGCCTGCATTGCTAACTTAAATGGAGTTAATCCACCTTGTGGAATATTGTCAGGTAGAGACCACAATGGTGATTTAAGAAAACTAGTTTTATGAATCTTTCCATACCTATATGTATATTCTTCGCATAGAGCATCGAAATGCTGCCAATGCCATTTGTAATTATCTGATGATTCCATCGTCCATACAGTACATGGATGACCGCGATGTACAGCTTTGTAGATCATTTGATCCATTTCTGGATCTTCAAGAAGACGATATTGCTTTTGCATAGTTTTGCCAGATTTTGATGGACCAATTTCCACCGTGCCATCGAGAAGACGATGTGCAGTAGACAGCATTTGAGCTGATTCGATAATCATTTTAACAACATGTTTGTCGCACTGCATTTGAGCAGCAACTGTTGGATCGTCGTGTAATATAAACAAATTCATAAATAAAAAAACCTCCTGTTTTATAATATAGTATAATTATACCATAAAACAAGAGGAATGTAAACAATTAAATGACTGCAGCTATCCTTTCTTCAATAAATAATTTCTTCTTCAAAAGTATTTTAACTCGATTTAAGTCTCCTCTTTTTTTGACTTTGTTTATGTACGTGTCTAAAGTAGAGATATCGTTTTTAAGTCTTTCGAGTTGTGATGCTGGCATAAAGTCGTCTCCGTGTTGACGAAATTAATCAGTTAGTAGTTTTGGAAAAGCCTCCTCAATTACTGGCCGAGTAATCCCGTTAGGTTTATCTTTATTAATCATATTAATGACGAGCGTAGCGTCCTCAGGGTGAATACCCTCTATCAAACCTAGGAATATACTTTCGCGTTTTACAGGAGTTAAGCGGTTAGATTCGCGTAGTCCTTTCACGAAGTATACAAAATTCTTATGTTCTTTGAGTAAATTGGTTGGAGCCATATGGCTTTGACATGGTGTGTAAGGTGGTTCTCCACCAGGAAGATTCCATTTAATATTTGAATCAAATGTTCCTCTTAGAATATCTTTTAAAGCCCAGCTTTCATGCTTTTTTAAAAGCTCTACTTTTTTATCTTTAGTTCTAGCTTTTCTTACTAAGTCAATCACTTCAAATACGTTCAACATAAATCTATTTATCCTTTTAAATGTTTAGAGTGAATTTTACATCCTATAAATTCGTTATAATACATATCTGACAATAATACATTATTTTCGAATTGTAGTTTAGCTTCATAGTAAGACATTTCACCTTTTGTCTTACACAGCCTTAATATTTCTCTTTTGTAATTACTTTTTCCTTTTGACTCAACGAGTAATTGAACTTCTTTACTTGATCCATAATATTCTTGCCAGTCAGATTCTACTTTGGTGCGTATTCTTCGAGATCTTTTACTATTTTTTGGTAATATCTTAGGCCGCCAAAAGTTCTTTTTACCGATATATTTTTTGTCAGTATCCAGTTCTGTGATGACGTAGACAAATCCTTGGTAATCATCGGGAGTTTCATAAAATTGTTGTTCATTGTATATCCACATGTAGATATATATTATTCATCTTCGTCCCATTCTAGAGGTTCTTCACGTTTAGAAATTTCAAGATCTTCTCCACCACAGAATGGACAATACGAAGGAATATCTGCAGAGCAAATAATTGTTACTTCGTCGTCACATTCAAAACACTCAAGTTTGTATTTATTCATTAGCGACCCTTCTTAAGATTTCTTTTTTTCTTTCGTCAGTAGCACGTAACCATTCACCGATTTCATTTAGAGTTCTATGACAGCCTATGCATTTATCATCTACTATCGTACAAATTTGAATACACGGTGATTGAACTTCCATTAAAAGTCTATTTCACAAGCTCCACCTGCACACGCAGCTGCAGCCAAAGTATCTACATCTGTATATTTTTTCTCAGTTAGACCAGTATTCCATTCAATAGGTTTTAGATTAGATTGGATCTTATTCCACTTATGTAATAAAAAAGCATCTTTTAAACAGTGTTCTGCTTTTTTAACATCGCCATTTAAATAATTATTTGCAAAATTATCAAAGCGACGATTCCAATCTTTTCTTGCAGAGTTTTCATTACATTCCAATGATAAGTCTAAACCATAACCTTGTGCAGTAGAACAAGCATCCCATAAATTATTATAAACTTTTAATGCATCAACAACAAGACCTGATGCAAATATTGCAGCTTCATCGTATGTTTTAACCATTTGCTTTGCATTAATAACTGCAGTATTCGGAGCTTGATTGTAGTCTTTATCTCCACTCATTGACAAAAATGAAATACCAGAGAATGAGTATCTATTTTTATATACGTATTTTTCTACTTCTGCCCAATCATCAACAATAATAGTATTTGATACATTGTGACGAATACCTTTATCTGCGCAAAGTTCTTCATTTGTGCCAGCAACAACCCAATGTTTCTGAGCTAATTTTATTTTTTCTAAATGAGTGACACCAAGTAACTCATCTTTCATTAATGAGCCTTTATGTGGAATAATTGGAAACGACACTACAACATCACTTCCAGATGCAGACCAAACTGATTCTTCAACCATATATGGATTTGATTTCATAATAGCTTGAGTTATCTCTGACTCTTTATTCATCTGAACATTTCTAATATAAGTTGGTGAATGTTCGGCATGTATTCCAGAAGCGGTTTGAAGTAAAACTGACGCATTTCCTGAGGGCTTAACACATGTTGTTCTAGCAGCAGGATTTATTCCAATAATTTTAGCAACTTCTCTGTTGACTTCTTTTACAATTTTAGCTCCTTTTTCAAGAACTTTAGAGTTAAATAAAACTTCAGGTTGATTCATCCATCCAGTAATAGACACTCCAAGTAAAGCTTCTCTATCAAAAATCTTTTTTGATGTTTCACCTAAGAATTTAAAATCTGTATATCCAGCTTGTACTGTACCAAGAATCGCTCCAGCACGACAAGCTTTATAAAAGTCTTCTTCTGTCTTGCACATTCCACCATTAATTTCAGTAAGGTTACAACCTTGCCAACCTGACTTACCATTAATTTGTGGAAACATTCCAATTTCAACACATGGATTCGTTGTATGTTCAGTAGACTCTACAAACACAAAACCAGGTTCACCAAATGATTTAACAGACTCCATAAGTTTAGCGAATTCTTCTTTCTTTGCTTCGTCACGCACAATCACAGCTGAATTATTTGATCTACCACGTTGTGGATTATCAATAAACCAATTGCCTGTTTTTGCAGTCATCATTTCTTCGTCATCAGGCGAAAACAAACAAATCGTTGCTGAACGTCTTACACCACCAGATAATACTGCATCAGCGGCATGCATAGTAATATCATAAACATTGATTGGTTTAATTGCAACTGGTGCTTTTTGATCAATCACAATTGATTGTAGCATGTGTTCAATCTTATCTAATGATTTACGTAAACCTTCTGGGCCAGGAGCTTTAAATCCACCAGAAATCTTTGCGCCTTTTGGACGAATTTGTGTAAGATCAAAGAATACTCTACGACCTTCGAATTCTGGATATTTACCACCACCCACAAAATAAGATGACATTAGAATATCAATTGCTGAAGCCCAACCTTCAATTGAATCTTCTACAATATATCCTTTTGCTTGCTTATTTCTTGATGTAAGCTTTGGCAGTTTTTTAATGTGATGTTTTTGCACTGAGAATCCAGCACCAGCTCCACATAATAAAATGTAAAAAACTTCGCCAAAAAACTCTGGTCTATCTGCATAAGATGATGTGCAGTTATACATACGCATCTGGTGTTTTAGTAATTGATCACCGCCAAATTGTAATGATCTTTGAGCAGCTAACACACGTTTTTCTCTATACGCTTGTCTTGCTTCATCAAGATATGGACCTAACTCATTACCTTTTGAGTTATAAGTTTCTGCATGCATATCAACAACACGATCGACAGCTTCATCCCAAGTTTCATATCTTTTTTCATTATCAATATAGCGAGAGTAACCTTCATAGAATTTAGTATCAGACAAAAATTGCCTAGTGTCAACATGTGATGTTGCCATCGATCTCTCCTTAATTTAATTTTGATTGTTAGTAGTATTATATATCATTTTACTGTCTTTGTAAACAAAATAATGAGCAAAATAAATATTTTTTTATGTAAAATATTTCTTAATCATTTCTAAACGATCATCAGCTTCAGCTAATTTATTTAATTCTGCAATCACAGCTTCTGTGATATCACTATGTTCACCGATTCCAGCTGGCATGGTTTGGTATACTTTAATATTTGCTAAGTGCACTGCTACTTCGCCTTCTGCTTGTTTTTTTGCTGCTTCTAAAATTGCTTCGCCAGCGCTTATTCCTGGATAATCCATTTAATCTCCTATTCCTATATCAATATTTGCGACACCCAATATTCGTGGTATGTCAGTTTTTTGTTTTATTCCATTTGCTACAATATGCTTTAAATATGACGGGAATATTATCATATCGTCTTCTTTTACGTCAAGACTATATTCTCCGAAGTATGAAGAATTATTTATATCGCTTTTATCTAATAAATTCGCAATATCTTGAGTAGTACTTGAATATTGACCAATCACTAGTGGATTTATAAATTTAGTTGGACTGTGATATCTCCAATTATAACTTATATAATGACAACAACTAAATGCTGATTGCCAACCTCTCATCTTATAAAAATGATCGTGTGCAGCCATATATTTTGTATTGACCGCAAAATTAACCATCTTCCAACGATATTTAAATGCATTTGCATTTTTGGATATCGAAGACATATAATCATTTATAACAGTTTTATATGACTGTGTCAAACTTTTAATTTCAGATGGAGCTTCATCCATTGCATAATAATAATGATGTAAATCAGAGGTATTATCCCAATTATTTTTAGTAGGATCTATCTCATAATTTTTAACTGCAGTGTCTATGATTATTTTTTTATCATAAGACTTTGGATCAATCCTAGCTTTATATATCATACTAGGAAACATACTATAAAATGTCATTTAGTGCTTTCCATGTTTTTGGCGATATGTCTTTAAATTTATTATCATTCAACGTATCATACCATTCAATATAATTAATAATTTGTTTTATTGGATAATCTTTATTTTGTTTACCATTTAAAAATACTTCATATTTTCTATATAGATTCATATCATCATAAAGAGCATTCTGTTCTTTCCACAATTTTTGTCTAAATCTTTCTGAAGTTGCTAAAGGCGATATGTAATCAGTCGACGCAATTCCAATAGTTCTAAATGTAAACTGATCATAATTACTTAACCATTCTGATAAAGCACCAAGATGTTCTATATTTACTAAAGTAAGTGTAGTTGAGTTTCTTAACTCAATGTTATCATTTTGTTGTGCGTATTCATTCCATAAGCCAACTACTTCTTGAATTTTTTTAAAAGGTGTGTCGCTATTTCTTCCCCAATCATTAATTTCATTAATACCATCAATTGAAGTTTCTGGAATAACATGTTTAAATTTTTTAAATAAGTCTAAGTATTTATTAGGAAATACTGTAGCATTAGTGTTAAACAATAATTTAATATTGCTTACGTCTTTGTCAGTAAACCATTCTAAAAATTTTAAAGAAGCTTTACTGTACATAGGTTCACCACCCATAATTTTAATTGTATGAAGACGTGAAATATCACTATTTTCTAGCAAGCGTATAACGTTATCGTATATTGAAGGTGGACTATTATATTCGTGTTGACTGTATGAACTTAAAAATTCTTTATTGTTTCTAAAAAGCTTATCCCATCGAGAACTATATTGTTGATTGCACATAACACAGTTCATATTACAAATATTGTCGAAAGCAACTTCTAAAGTCTGGATAGTATTACCTGTTCGTTCAACCATCTCATTTATATTATCCATCATACATTTTCTAGAGTTAGAAACATCACGATGGCATGGATAACAACTTTGTGGCCAAGTTTTACTTGGCGTATGAATAATGTTTTGATAATAATCTAAAATGTTTTCGAAAGTGTCAAACACATCTAATGGAGGTGCAACATCTTTCCATCGACAACATGGCAGTACTTTACCTTCGGGTTTAACACAAATATATCCATGTTTAGCTGAGCAATTAAATGTAATACCAGGAATCGCTGGTAAAGTCATTTATTTCTTAAGAATCCACAACACTGATTGCGAACCATCAACAGGATGTGTCAAAGGGATTGCAGCGTTATTTGGATCCCGTTCTTTTGGTTGATACACCCATTTATATCCAGCCTTTTCTTGTTGTTGTTTTATATGTAAAAATTCTGCATTATCATACAAAAAACTAGCAATCATGCTAGCAACTATTGCTTCTACCATTTTATACTCCTATTTCAATTCAATTTTAGCGTTAACTTTTCTGTGACCATTCCATGCTGCAAATCCACCAATTCTAAGAGCCCAATATGCTAAATTATTAAGGAAATGAAATCCGTTTTGTTCTATGTTGATGTCTCTAAAGATTTCATCAGCATGCTTTTGAGTAATCACACCAATTGTTTCTTTTTGACCAGATTTAAGTAATGTTTCATATTTGTATGCGTAATCATGTACAAGACCACCCATCAATAATACACCTGTTGGTGATAACCATGTATGTAGAAATTTAGGGATAGATGCACCGTCAAATTTAAATCCTGCTGGAATAATATATCCTTCACCATCGATTCTAAAAGCCCAATCATCAGCTACTTCCCAATGCCGAGTACCTACTAACCACATCCATATAGCACCCCAAAAACCTTTGCCTGCAGTTGGAATTGCAATCGGTCTTAATTGTGGCATTACATTATATTCAAATCCGATTAATTCTTTATCTTCGTCTACTCCAAAAAGATTAATAATAAATCCTATGATAATTAAAATTCCGACAGTAGTAAATTGCCACCATGTGACAAGTTGATCGATAATGAATTCCATTTATTTGGTCTCCTGTTGTTTATCTTTTGTCACTGCCTTTTCATAATATACTATGATTTCGTTTTGTTGATTAATAAATCTACGTAAGTCAGAAATATTAAGAGCTAAGTTTTCGTAGTCTTTCATAGACAAAGCAACAAAGGCTAAATCACCATAAAGTTTGATGAATTCTTTTTCGAATTCTTCGAAGTTTTCTTTTGTGACTACGAAGACTCGTGTATCACTGAGATTTAGTGGTTTCGGTCGAGATACTGTTGGTATTTGTACCTTTTCCACTTTGGTTACTACTTTTATCTCCGGTTCCGGGCGAAAGCTGCTGCAACCACTGAGGACTAGGGCGATTCCCATCACCACCAGACTCTTCCATGAGACCACGCCACAAGTTTGCTGAAGCGCCATTCATCTTTCCTTCTAATTGTTTTGAATCTCGTANTGCTTCCACTACCAGATTTAATTTACTTAATTTAGTTCTTAACTCATCACCATAAGCTTCTGCTTTTTGTAAAGATATTGTCAAGGTTTTATTTAATTGACCTATCTTAACCATGTCTTGTTGTAAAGTTGCAACCGATTGTTCTGCAGTTTCAACTGCACTTTCAAGCTTTACATTATTTTCTCGTAATGTAGCAATAGTGGCTTGAGTAGTATCGTAATAATATTTTGCACCATATCCTATACCACCAAGAATAGCGATAACAAATATAAGTGCATAAATTCTAACCATTCGGGTACATTCTAAACACTTTGGCACGAGCTTTATCTAAATATTTTTTCTTATTCATCATAAAGTCTCTTGGATTCTTTGCAAGAGTTTTTGCATGTTTAATTATATCAGTAGGTTTAGTTGGTTTAAGAACTGAAGGAGAAGAAGCTTCGCTTTTTACTTTCTTCTTTTTTAAATTAGCTGGATGCAAAGGATGCTTTATACCATAAGGAGATTCAGGATTTGGATCTGCTTTTTTTGGTCTACCTCTTAAATCATTAGGATCAACAATTGCTTCTTTTTGTACAATACCTTTATCTTCAATATATTTTTTAAATCTTGTAAGCATTACACTTTTATCTTTTTTACGTCTTTTGTCTAAAAACGGACTTGGTCCCATAGCTGTAGTTGCTGGGTTTGGAATACTTGCCGTTGTAGTATCTTCTTTTTTCATAGCTAATCTCCTTTTTGCTATGGCTTTTTGAGTCATTTGTTTTTCTTTATCATTTGCTTTTTGACGCTCTGCTGCGTCATCAGCTTTTTTATTTCTTATCTTATCAAGCCTTTTAATTCTTTCTTTTTGTTGACGAGTACTCAAAACACCTGCGTCTTCTTTCTGCATTTCTTTAGTTTTCTTTTTCATATCATTTATGTATTTTCTATAAACTGCAGCAGGTCCTTTTTTACCCATGACTCGAGCTCTTTGTTCCATTGCAATTGCAGCCTGGATTTTATGAGCATGTTTTTTACCTGAATTTTTAATTTTGTTTACTGAAGCTTCTGCATCATCAACTGTTGCAAATTTTAAACCATGGATTGTACCTTTTGGATTTTCATCAGTATAAAGATCGCTGTGTTTATCTGATCCAGCAGGTTGTCCTTTTTTACGAGGAATTCTTTTATCATCTTCGATTTTTAAAGTTTTTGGATAACCTTTTTGGCCAGGTTTTAATTTTGGTTTACCTGATGCACGTCTTTTTCTTATATTATCCCACAAACTTTCATGAATATCTGTGTTTGCGCTTTTACCAGATTGTTTAATTACTCTTAAAGGATTACCAATTAATGGTTCATATTTTTTCTGTGCAGCTTTAGCTTTCTTTTCAGAACTATAATAAGCAAATGTATATCGTGATTTTGGTGCACTTGGTTGCACTAAAGCATGTGTGTAAGGTATTTGCTTTGAACCTTTTTGTCTACCAGCTACTCTCATTTGTATATCTCGCTAGTAGTTAGATATAGTTTTTGATTTGTTTTCATATGCGTTGCCTCATATATTTTTATTCCAAAAACATCACCAACTGATTCGCCATTATATATTTTAATTTGATCTTTCGGTAATACTATTTCATCTAACGTGCGATTACATATTTTAGCTGATTTAATGCGATATACACCAGGGCTAACTGTTCCGTCTTCTAATATAAACCATTGATTGTTTTCAGCTAAAAAATCATCTGGTTTAAGTCCAACTTCTTCCATAATTTTAGCTAACTTCTTATCATCAAGATTAAATCGTTCTTTGATAAGAAATAAACCTGCAGCGAAAGAACCTAGGCCTGAACCAAGTCCTGGAATTTTACTGAGAAGCCTTTTAATATTAGCAGAAAGACGAATAAAAGGAGTGTACGAAGATTTGCGTTGATCTGTGTCAAGAGGTTGACTCTTAATTCTTTTACCTTTTTCATCAATTACGCCTTGCTTATAAGCATCCCAGTTTTTCCAATCCATAACTAACATCCGAATAAATCGAAAGGTGTAGACCATATCTGCGCCGCGTTTTAAGATGCTCATATTTTTCTCAACCTATCTACTACTTCTGGATCCATTGCAAAACCTATAATTTTATCATCTTCAATATATTTTAAATAAATCAAAAATGGTTTTATAACTGGCCAATGCCGATCGTCCAATTTTAATTTTAAAATGTTAAATGCTGGTTCAATTCCAAAAGAGTTAAAGATTACTATTAAGTGATTTAATATTAATCTTTCTGCCAACTCTTCATGTTCAAGGTATCGATTTACCAACCTTTTAACATATTTAAAACGCTTTAAGTCCTCATGGAACTCTTCTATGTCTGAAAACATAGGTTTTGAATATGCCTTAGCAGCATACAATAAAACGTTGTCTTCAGTTAACTCATTAAATATCATCATAAAGATATATATTCAATTATCCAAAGAGACTATATTTTTTAGCCTTTTTCTTTTTTGGCTTTGTTTCCTCAACAACTTCGATTTCTTCTTCATATACAGGTTCAATTTCTGGAATAAACGGTTCAGCTAAAATTTGTACACCATTCCATTCGTCAAGTTGTTCCTGAGTAATACGTTGTGATTTCAAAAGCTCACCAGTCAATGGATGAACCCAACCTTTTGATGTCGGGATCGATCCAGATGGACCGGCAACTCCGCTAATCCTTTTAATCGCCATTATATGCTCCTTACAATTTGTGCATATTTAAATCAGATTTTTTATAATCTGGATCATAATGCTTTTTTACGAATTTATGCATAGTATCAGTATCTTTATGTCCAAGATGTACAACTGGATTACCGCCGCCTGGTCCTTTCATAGTATGAACCTTTGCTTTAATACCATTTTTTTTAGCAGCAGACATGACTTTTTTTAGATGGTTATGGTCAACATCAAATTCATGAGTGTATTCTTGAACAACTGAGTACGCTTTAAGTAAAGAATCAAATTTTTCTTTAACAGTTTTATTTGCTGGGGTATCTTTCGTAGCTGATGGCATAATATTCTTATCTCCTTGTTTGTTATCATTTCCACGCATTTTAGAAGGTTTAGTTGATTTTTCAGCAGCAGTGCTAGTTTCTTCGTGATCATCTTTTTTGATAGGATGTCCTGCCTTCATTTTCTTTGCACCGTGCTCGTCATCTTTTGGCATTGGTTCAGGCTTAGTTGCACCTTTGTAATGAGAAGCTTTATCACCTTCAAGCACAGACATTAACTTTTCTCTAAAAGTTGTACCTTCTGCTTTATAAGAATGCTGCCCATCAACATGATCGTCAGAATGAGTCTTACCTTTTTTATGATAATTCAAATCACCTAATCCTTTTTTATCATCAGAGTGATGAATTTGTAAGGCTTTGTGTATTTGATGATCGCTTCCGTGAAATGACATTGTTGAACCATCTTTATGATGCTTAACTGTAGCACCTGTATTTTTATTAATATACTTTGCAAATTTCTTATTATCTGGACCATCACCTTCGTCATAACCATGTTTAATAGTCATAGACGCTTTATTAGTTTTACTAAATTCTTCGTTCATAGTATCTTCTTTCTGTGATGAAGATCCTGTTTTCATAGTTTGCATATTACCATGAGTCATATTTTTATCATAATGCTTTTTAAGAAATTTATGTATAGTTCCACCATCTGAATTATCATGATGATTTAAAGATACCTTTACTTTACCATCTTTGTTGACACCTGAATACGCTCCTTTAATTCCAGCAGATTTTGCTTTTTTTATAAATGAGTCATGTGAACCATGATCTTTATGATACAAATCTACAGTGTATTTGTGTGGTATTCCTGCAGCTTCTTTTATTTTACCACCGCCTAAATGATTGTCAACATACTTTTGTAATTTTTTAGGATCTGCATGAGATACAGTTACGTTATCTCCATCTGCACCTTTACTGTGTACCTTAACTTTCATACCAGCTCTTGCTGCGTGTTTATGTCCTGTAAAATAGTCAGTGGTGTGCGTTGCTTCTTTCTTTACTGATTCTTTTTGATCTGCAATTGCGTTTGCAGTATCTTTTTTCATAGTAACCGGATGAGTCTTTCCACCAAAGTTAAAAGACTTCTTTCCAGATTTTGCGGCTGCAGCTGCAGCTCCATGGAAAGCAGTTCTTTCATTTTGAGGAATGTCTTCTGGTATATGATACTTTGTTGATTCATCAACTCCTTGAGCCATATTTTCTAGTGCGGCCCGAACACCATATATAGTTTTTTTATATGAATTATGCATCTGTTTTACTCCTACATCCAGATATTACTAGCAATTGCAGCCGCAGCGGCCATAATTACTACCCAGAACAGCTTATTTATCAGTTGGACCGTTCTAGTATTTTCTGCGGCTTGACCCGCAATGTCGTCTATCTTTCCAGATAATCTATTTAATCGCTCAGTTTGATGCGACTGCATTTCTGCAATCGATGAAATTCTTTCTTCTGCTCGAGCTAGTGATATCATTGCTTCAGCAAGTTTATCAATTTTTTCTTCAATACGATCTAGTCGTTGTGCCGTAGTGTTTGCCATCTTAATATTTTGCCTTTGTTTTATTTCCATTAGTTGTCAACAGGCGCTGAAGCCCTCCATTGATAACAAGACCAGTACCGTGCCTTATATTTTGGCCCGGGATTATCACAATTATGTCTGGCTCTAAAAGACTTACGTCTTGCTGGATCATCGCGTTTTATACTCATATTTGGATCGCCAAATCTTACCACTACTACGTTACCTTTTTCGCCTTTAACATAGACTTTAAATTTTTTATTCGGGTTTTCAGAAGTACGAATAGGATCGTTCAATGTAACTTTTTTTCCTTTGAACTCAGCTTCTTCAAGTTCAAGATCATTGTACATACTTTCACAAATATTATCAATCTCGTCTTCACGAAACTCTTTAAATTTATCCAAACTCATAAGCAGCGATCCTTCTCATTTGACTATTGAATTCACCCTGATTTGGTTTTTTCTTATATAATTTTTTAGTCAAAGAACTATTCTTTTTTCCTTTGATTCTCCACTCATAACCTTTTTCTTTATGTTCAGGGTCTGTGGTTTTTACAAGCCGACGTTTATATTGTGCTTCAAAAGACTCAGGACCTTTCGGCGCGTCAGTTGAACCTTTCTTTCCTTCTTGAAAATCTTTAAATTTTATCACGATTTCCTCTTTGGTTGTTTTGCCATAAGTGAAGCTAATTTTCCAAGAGTGCTCTTATCTTTTGGTGTAATTAAAGCTTTCTTTTGATCTCTTTGAGTTTTAACCATAGCTTTACCATATCCGATAGTTGATTCTGCAGATTTTTTTCTTACCGGTACCATTCGAACTCTTACTTTACCATCTGGACCAGTAACATTTTCAGGTTTTCTATCAGCTGATGTTGTGTATGCTTCTTTTTTCATAAGCTTTCGTGTTGCTCTTTGTATGCCACCAACTCTTCGTGCACCTTTAAATTCAGGTCCACCTGTATATTTTTGATCTGGATGTTTACCACCAGCTTTAGCTATCGTATCAGCTGCACCTTGAGCTTGTCCTTTATGAAATAAGTCTATTGCAGCTTTATTTACATATTTTCTTGCAAGGTTCTTTGAGATCTCATTTACTTTAGATTCATTTTGTCTTTTAAGAACAGCCGCAACCTGAGGATGCTTATGAATACCTTTGGAAAGTTTATTCATAGTTTTAACAGCACCAGTCATATTACCTTTTGCATACCTAGGATCAGATGCAATACCAATTGCTTGTTTTATGTGTTTTGGATCGTGTTCTTCTTTTACAGCTTTCTTTGCTTTTTGAAATACTGCAGTGTCGCCAGTTACTAGATCAATTAAATCAGCAAAAGCGCTGAATATAATCTTACGATTTTGAGGTTTAACTTCCTTACCATCACTAATTGATTTCATAGCTGTTAGAAGTTTCATAACATCAGATTTGCCGACTAGACCAAGAGTAGCTAATTGCTTTACTTTACGCATTTTTGGATCCATGGCTTCCATATAACTATTACGTAATGCTCCCATTGATGCTGCTTTTTTACGAGTACCAATTGCTTTTGAATCTCCACGATCTAACATACCATGCATTCCAGTTCCGAGATCATCTTTACCGTGATATCCTTGAGCATAACCTGGCTTAAGCTTTTTAACTTTACCACCTTTAGCTTTAAATGCAGCGATCGCTTTATCATGAGCAGCTTTATCAGCAGCAGACATAGCTTCTTGTCTAACAGTTTCTTCTTTTTCTGGACCACGCTTTGCAGAAAGATACGCTGCTATAGCCATATCTCTACGCTCTTCGTCATTTTTACCTTTAAATTGTGGAGCTTTAGACTTTTGAAAGTCTTTGACCCATGATCCGATTCCATCTGACACTTTCAATGGCATTTTCTACTCCTATAATTTTTCTATTTTAAATGATGGTCCTGTTGAATATATACGAACACCTTTTTTATCTACATTAGGCATAATATATTCTTTAGCCCATTGATCAGGATTTGGCCATTGGCCAGAAACAATGATTTCGCCTTTTTTATATTTACCAGCTTTACGATCTTCTTCAAGATTATCTTCGACTTCTGGCAGTGTACCTAATCGAGATCTTAAATCTCCTATAATTTCTTTCATTGTTTTCATTTCTTTTTACTTCCTCTTACCTTTGCAGCTAAATCTTTATCAGCTTTACCCCAAGTTCCACTTGATTTTGTTACAAATGAATTTACTCTTGCAAAACCCCATTGTTGTGGAGTAGTCCCTGGTCGGTGTCCTGTCTTCCAAGCTGCTAAGCCACGGTTATAAACTGATCTAAGAACGCTTAATGGCATTCCAGACTTTTCAGCTTTCTTCTTTAAGCCAGCTGTTGCATCTTCGTCGATGTAATCTTTGAATTTCATTAATCGTCTCCAAACATTTGTTTAAATTTCTTAGTGTGCTTACTTAATTTTGTTTTGGCGCCTTTATCTCCTGGTGCTGGTTTATAAGCATTAGGATCATCGTCTCTCATTTTACCTTGTTTCTTAAACTGAGCATCTCTTTTAATTTTTGTAGATTTTTTTAAGCCTGTATGGTAACCTGCGGGTTGAGCTCCTTTTCGATCTTTAATATCTGGATCTTGACGTGCTTCATATCCTGGTGTCATTTTCTTTGCGTACTTAGTTGCTTCAGGTGTTCCAAAATCATATTTATAATATTCGCCAATTGCTTCAACAGCGTCAATCCATTTTCTCATTACTTGACCGTTTGATTCAACAATCAAATAATTTGATCCACGTCTTATAACATTTGCAACTACATCTGTTTCTTTAATTACTACTTGATCTCCAGCTTGATACTTTCCGGCTATGTAATTTTCACGGGCTGCGCTAGTTTCTAACTGAATATGGTTTTTAAATTCTTTTTGTTCTTTTAGACCCATACCTTTACGAACATCGTTGTATATGTTTTTAGCGTCAGGATTTGAAATAGACTTTGGTAAACCTTGAACAAATTGAGGAAAGTCTCCATCACTTGCTGCTTTACGCATCTTTGATGCTGACATACCTGATACATCATCAGCGTCAGGATCTCTTTCACCAGCAGATATTACGTCAATCCCTTTAAAATTATAAAATC